GTGGCAAACTGTCCATTGTGTTGGGAGTAGCCCACAATAAAGACTCTGTTTCGTCTGTGTAAGGCTCCCACGTCAACCGCTCCGTAAGTACACCATCCAACAGCGTACCCCAGCGCGGCCAGGTCACTAACAATGCCGTTGAAGAATCTCCCTCCATCAGAGGAAAACAACCCTGGGACATTCTCACCGACAAACCATCGGGGCTTAAACTCCCTAAGAATACGCCGGACTTCCGGCCATAAGTTACGCTCGTCACTAGAGCCTTTACGCTTTCCTGCAACCGAATGAGGCTGGCAGGGGAAGCCCCCGGAGATGATGTCAATAGTGTATCGTCTGAATTCAATGCCGCCCATATCCCCAAACCATCCTGCTTCCCGTTCATTTGATTCTTTATCGCAGCTTCGGTTGATACCCCCATGTTCCGACCTCCATTCGTTCCCGCCGTTGGCAATAATCTCTTTTTGTTCCATTTCGGGCTTGGGGTTACTCTCCCCAACAATAAAGTTGCTTCCTGTTCCGTTATCGTCCCGTCCTGAACTTTGCTGTAAATCGTTTCCTCGGCCCCCGTTCCTCCGTTCAATCCCCTTGTTCTCGGAGTTGGATATAATGGCTTGGATTCTTTCTTTTGTGACATTTTTCACGTCCTCGATAATCGGTATATCCGGCCAGTGTTTCTTTAGGACTTGCTGGCAGTATTTATCACGTTCTACAAAACAGACAGTCTCTATTCCGGCCGCGTCACTGGCAAGATCATCACCACCGATTCCTGAAAAGAGACTTAGTTTTCTCATATCAAATCCTGAACTTTATTTATCTGCTGGCGCACCCCGCTTCAAACGGGCACCAGTCGCATTCTTCACTTCCACAGGTATAACTCTCACCGCAACCATAGCATGATGGGCAGTGACCGCGCTCGTAGGGGATAATCTCATTTCCGCACATCTCGCAGAACTCCCTATCATCATCACCGTTATCGTCCATCAGGTTGTCAAAGTCTTTTTCGATTTCCTTTATTTCGTTTTCCATCTTTAAACTCCGTGATGCTTATTTACTAAAACCTTTCTTGAAGGTTTCTTTCTACCGTAATAATCGTATCGTTATGGCCGGAACCATGAGCAATAAGTAAAATCTCCTCGAGTTGAAAACCACGCCCTATACCAAAACCCTCACTATTCCAACCAAAGGAAATAGCAAGACTACCAGGTATTAATTTCCTTGAGAGAATGTCTTTTAATTCCGTCCATCTTCCACAAATTTGACCGTCTCGCATAGTGAACTTTCGCCCGATGTTTTCATATACCCGTTTACATTGTTCCAGTGAATATGGCGGGTCAAATAAAATGCCATTATATTTTCTGTCATCGAGTTGTTTTGCAAATTCAGTAGCTTCAAGATGGTATGTTGTTTTCCTTTCAGGGTTTATATCGTTTGTAATTTCAGCAGGGCTATTCTCTCCGGCGAACGGGTCAATCCATCCTCTACCATCACCAACATACCGCTTTAAAAGAATATCAATAGGCGGTATTTTGAATGTCCATTTATCTGGCATTGCCCAAGTCCTCGAGATATTCAAACTAGCTCTCCTTAAATTACCTACCTTATTTCGCTTTAGTTAGCTTTAAGGCTACCCGCCCTGGGAGCGGTACCTATTTTACTCTGCCTATGACCGCCCATAAAAACCCCCGTCATTATGAGCGGATAAGATAGAGTACCTTCTTTCTCCGGCTTTAAGCCCTACCGGTGGCTCTCTTGAGATATCCCAGCAGCATATCGTACTGGACGAATTTCAGATCGGCGATCTTGGACGGTACCGGTTTCCATTTGAGTTCCTTGACCATGATTTCTCCCAGCTTGGTCATATCGATGTTGGCTTCCTTCATCAGGAAGAGGATGTTGTCGGCCTCGGCCTTAGTTATCTTGGAATCAGGGGCCCTCATGGGAGGTTCAACTTTTGCCACAGGCTTGGCTTCGGCGGCAGGGGCCGGAGTGGGTGTTGCTACCTCTTCTACGGGGGGAGGAATGAGGGTTTCCGCGCCGGCATCACCAGGGTCAAGTTCCGGGACCACTTCATCAGGCAAAACTTTACCAGATGAATCTACCACTCCGTCCTGGTATGCCGCATTTTCCGCTAAGTTGTCGTCCATGACATCAACGTTAGAAGGCATCTCGCCGGGGCGCAGTTTGTCCAGCGCCTGCCGTTCCGCTCTGATAGCGGCCATGTTGAATATAGAGTTGCCTTTATCCGCGCCATAAACGGCCACTCCTTTGGGCCACCTGCCATAACCGGGGACTTCAGCGCCGGTCTTGGGGTCTTTTACTTTGACGATCACCACTAGATTCTTGGTATCCACTTCCCCGAATATCCGGGTTTGCTCCTCTTCATTCATAATACGCGGCGTGTCATCGATGTAACTGAAGTTGCCGCGCCGGGAAGCGAGTAGCCGGGTGGCACTGATACCCATTACCACCGCCCATGTTTCGTTTTTCTGGCCTTTGTTGAACGGGATGAGGAAGACGTGCTTCATCAAGGGGTTGAGCTGGTAGTTGACGCATATCATGGCGGCTTTAGTCTTATCGGCTATGGGAGCGCCGGGCCAGATGGTTTCCAAAATCTCCATCGCCCCAGCCCGGTCAAGGTTAATGATACCCTGATACTTTCTCAATGCGAGTGCTTTTTGTTCTCCAATTTTATTTTCCAATTGTTCTCTCCTTTTTTTACCGGCGTCGAATAATAGAAAGCCGGGTCTATTCGCTGGTGTTAATTCAAATTTTCGGGCTATAGTATGGTGTTCAAAGTTATTGACACACCGCAGGATATCGTTGTTGATCTTATAGTATCCTCCCCAGCAAAGAGCAAGAGCGCCGCCACATTCACCACAGACATTGTTGCTGTTGAAATCAGTGGAGTGTTTCTTAAGCCACTCGTAATCATGCTCCTGGTCTTTCTGGATAGGCATTACTTTTGAACAATCTTTCCCTATAGTTTACTGTTAAGTGTTATAGTAACGGTATCGTTCTTTTCGAGATGTTCTCCGGAAATATAGTGGGCAACCTCACCTTCCTTGGTTTTGTGCATCTTATTCTTTTCGGTAAACGTAGCACTATCTCCCGGCTCAATAGTATTAGTTACCGTTAACTGTATCTTGAAAGTGCCTTTTAATTTCCCCATATTTCCCCTTTTAGTTTTATTTGTTGCTGGCCAGGAATGGGACATTTAGTTGTCGCTACGGTTTACCACGGAGTTTCACCGGGCCCGAACAGCTTCCAGTCACATAGTGACTGTTTACCCTTTTCTTTCATCCCCTAACAATCCCCGTTCCGATGTTACCACCGGACAAGCCAGCATTATTCTTTAGACTTTGGGCGGCTCCGCCGGTGCGGCGCCGGGTGCAGTTTTCTTTGCTTCAGCGTCTTTCAGTTCCTCTTCCAGTTTACTGGCCATGGGGAGTTGAAGTTCGCCGGGGAGGGCATCACGAGGTCCGGCGATGATGAGGTTGGTGTCTTCTCTCGTCTCGATGATCTTACCGCTGACGGTGAGTTCCACGCGGACATTGACGTTGCGCTCTTCTTCGCCGCGGATAATCCGGGAAGACAGGACGGTTTGCTTTGATACCAGGGCGGCCATTGTTGCCTTCAGTTCAGTACTGATAGCTTTCTGCCGGTCTTTTTCTCCGGCAATCTTGGAAGTAACGTCGGCCAATTCATGCCCGGCGGCTTCACTTTCCTGCTGGGACAGTTTGCAGGTGAGGAATTTGATATCAGTCCTGATGAGTTTCAGTTCCGGCACTATCGTTTCCGGTGTTTTTGTTTTTGCCATGTTCTCCTTTTCTGTTCAACCTTAATATTTGCCTTTCAGCATTTTTGGTTGGCCTTTGTTCCCCTCGTTCCCACCGGCTAATAGTCATCGGATCGACCTTTAATTTCCGCGCCATTTCACCTTGAGTTAGCCCGAGGGACTTCCGTATGGTTTTTACCGTTGTTCCGTTAATTACCATGTTTCTTATTATAATGAAAACGTCTAGGCGTGTCAAGTCTTTTTGAAGAAATATTTTAAGGGATAGAGGATTAGTCTTAAGAAGAGGGATACCCGCCTGGATTTACGGCGTAGGGGCGCTGACGGGTATTGCAGTGATTAACCGGTATCTACTTTTTGTTGTACCAGAAGGCATCTCCCGGCGGCACATAGGCCCACAGGACATGCACGAAGAGCCAGATAAAGAAGAGTTCGAGCAGGATAAACCACCACGATACCAGCAGACAGCAGGTCCATACTCCAAGCAAAGTGCCAAGAGAAAGTATCCACCAGATAATACCCAGGCGGTCTTTCATTCGACGCAGCATGTAGGTGATCATCTCCCTATCAATGACCGTGGCCGGGTTACCATCGGTATCAGAGAAACCAGTTACCCACAGAAACCAGTAGTAAACCTGTTGAATCCACTTAAAGATAATCATTACGAGCTCCCTCGTGAGATAATCCAGTTTATGAGTACGGTTAACGCGGCTCCTATGAAGCCCCCACTGGCCCCGGTGACAACTACCTTACCATTACTAATCCCGGATGCAGTTTCAAGGGTGGTCAACCTCTTTCCGTGGTCATTGGTTTGGGAGCAAACCCCATCAAGTTTCTGGTCTATCTTTACTGTGGCGATGTTGGTATCATAAACCAATTCAGCCAAGGCGAACATCCGTGCTTCAGGAGTCATGCCTTCAAATCGTCCTCGGAATTCCATCTTGTCATTCATTGCTTCGCCTTCAGCCATCGCCATATCTCACTTTCTACCTGTCTGGTTTATTTTCCCGGGCGATTTTCTCTTTTGCTTTTCTATCTTCTATTGTAGCCTTAATACTATCAAAATGCGATACCTCAACAGCGCCAGTAAAATAGTGCTCTGTTTTCTTAATGTCTCCTGCTAAATCGCCGCCACATATTCCACAGAACTTATCAGATTCTCCTACCGGATGCCGGCATTCAGAACAGACAAAAGAAATTTTGACATCTTCGGTAGTTACAGGTAAGCCACAGGCCCGGCAAAATATGTCCTGCTTGCCAACCGGGTGCTCGTGCGAGATAGGAACTTTTACTATGTTCTCCAATTTTATCTTCATGGGTATCTCCTTTAGTTCTCATCTACTCCATGCCATGCACCATCAGCATACCAATCAAATCTGCTTCCATCAGACCAGTAGGTAATTGAACCCTCTGTAGCAGTAGCAGATAATAATGTTGGAACTCTAACACTATCATATCCAATGATGTCCATAGCTTCCACCATCCCACCGGCGGAAATATCAAAGGTCGCGCTTATATTATCGTCAGAAGATATAGGTCCGTTGGCATGAATATCTTCAGCGGTCAAATCGCCACACTTAAACGGAGCGGCGGTGATGATACTTGTTCCATTAAAGTAAAGACTAACAATAGTAGAACTGTATTTAAATCTAAAATAGCTGCTTACGGAGCTGCAATCAATTAACAAACCGTCAGCACTTAAGTAGACTGCCCCGGCGCCGGCGTAGAACTTCCCATCACTTCCAACATAACATTGGTCTGTGCCTTCCACGGTAGCCCTGGTAACCAAGGCCTTATTGGTCCCGTAAATCAAGATACCATGGTCCGCATCGATGACGACACCGGAAGCGCTATACCACTTCCCGGAGACGGCGGTGGCGCTGGTAAGTTTCAGGTGGCCCGCGGATAAATCAGTGGCAAGAGTTTTCTGGTAACTCGTACCTTCAGGGATATCGTCAAGGTCATTGGAGCCAAGGTCGAATTTATCTGTAGGGTCATAACCAGCCGCCCAAACTATCGTTGCGTCCATCACGAGATTGCCTTCATCCAAATGTACGGACTTCACTTTGCCGTAAGTTGCGCCGTCCGGAAGATTGTCCAAGGTGTCGCCTATTTGCGTCAGGTCTATATTACCCCCGGAGTCTATCCATACAATATCAAGGCTATCTGTTTGAATATGTTCGGCGTAAAGGTCTTTAACTGATAAGCGCTCGAAGTCAAACCCGGATTCGGTATAATCTTCCAGGTCATTCATTTGTCCGCGGGCGCTGAACCATCCCCCAAAGGAAAAACTGATGGAGTAAGTTCTTTCCCGGAGGTTTACCTTGCGTGTAAGGCTGCCGATATTCCCAACGAGGGTATCACTCTGCCGGCTGGAAGTAACCTTAATATAGTCGAACACTTCCAGGTTAACGATCATCGGACAATCAAGAGAACCGCTTTGCGCGTTCATCTGATATTTTTTAAGAAGCCCCTCGGCTACGGCCGTACATTGCGCAGCACTGGCCGCCTTGATATAAAAGTAATCACGCTTTTCAGAATCGGCGTCATACCCAAGGGAGGCATACCCGGTATATACTGGCGTATCGTCCGGCTGTGAATCAACTTGAATGTAGTTGGGTATCACGATATCGGAGTGGTCTACTTTACTCCAAAAATCCTGGTACCCGGCGACATCCAGTTTGATTTCCATATCGTAGGTGGTCCCGGTAGTAGTGGGAACGAACACATGAATCTGCCCGTCACTCCCCCACCTGGCGACACACCCGGTCTTGTCGAGTAACCTTTTCGCAGCACCAAACCTGCTGCCCCGGCGGTAAATACGGAAGGCACTCTTGGGTATGTAACTATCAATAACAGCGTCTTCTGAATCATAGACCACTGTGTATGCCTTGCAGTGGTTATAACAGGCCAGCGTAGCCCCGAATATCGCGGTGAGTAAAGTCTTGATGGTCTTGGTATCGGTATCATCCGGGGAGTATGCGGCACTGGCGCGATCCTCGGCCATCATTTCAAAAGCGCCCACCGCCTTAAAGGTGATAGATAACCCGGCCGGGCTATCGGACCGGTACTGCCTGGTAATGAGTAGTGGGGCACAATCAGAATAACGCTTAGTGTCTCCCGGGATATCCATGCCGTAAGACGGGGTAAGCTTCCACCCTTTATAGTTGGCGGAGGTGAAAGTCCCGGCGCTATTATCCACCACGATCTCAATAGACTGCGACCATGGCTGTTCGTTGTGGGTTTTTATTTCGATGATGTCATCTTCAGTAATAGTAACCGGTGTCTGCCCGGTCTTGGAGAGGACAATCTTATAGGCAGGGGTGTAAAGATTTTTTAACTGTTCGGCGGTTAAGTTCGCATGAATAGTCCGCACGTTCTTACCTCAACTTAAAAGTATCGGTCCCCATGGTAATAATTGCCAGTGCCCCGGCTCCATCCGTAGCAGTTACCTTTTCGGTGTACTGTCCGTTGGTCGTAGAAATAGTGGTGCGGAAAAGGTATGTGTAGATACCGGTTGAGTCATTGGTCATGGCCACATCGTTGACCACTACAACGCCGGTAGGGCTGGTGATAGTGATAGTTACGCCGGTGGGGTTAACAAGGGCATCAGAGTCATTGTAGATAGCGGCGGTTATCTTGACCGTTTCCGGGAGAATGAACTCGTGTCTTACTTCAATAGCCATAGGGGCCTCCCTGCTTAGTCCTTGATATACTTTTCGCTGATATAATCGTATAAGATGACGCCGTTCTGTTTGAAGATGGGCGGGCATAGTTCCTTGGCTACACCCTTGAGCCAGTCATGGACCGCATCCTCGATCTCGATAACGTCTTTATCGGCGGCGGCTTCAAGCGCTTTTGCTAGTCTCATGCCCTGGGCGCTGTCATTAAGCGTCTTGTACGGGGCGCTATTACCAAGCAACCAGAACAAATCGGTGGTCTTGAATTCGTAATCTTCTTTCTTGTTTTGAATCGGGAGAGATACCGGCTTGCCGTTGTAGCCCAGCAGAACTTCATTGTGGAATCGTTTCATACTTTCCCCTCTCTTATGATGTGTAATTCTTAATCTTACGGTACGCTGAAGTGATACTTTTAACTTTTCGATAGGTGGCGGATATTACTTTAATTGAACGGTATCCGCCAATAATAGTTTTGATTTTGAGAAGGCGCCCTTTGACTGCGATAGTTACCAGTTGTCCGAAGACAACGGAAGCCTGGCGGATGTAACCGCCTATGCGTGTAGCGGAAGTTTTTACTCCAATTCGGACCATACTTGCTCTGGTGAAAGCAGCAGTTTTCGAGGCTGAAATAACTTCCCCGAAAATAACAGAAGCGTTCCTGATAAAGCCACCATACTTTGAAGCCGTTACTTTTACACCTTGGATTACGGAGGCAAAACGAAGAATACTTTTACTCCTGGTTGCTGAAACCACGTTACCAAAAACAACTGAAGCATTACGCGTTAAGTTTATCACTCTTGACGCAGTAGTCTTTACTCCAATATGGACTGTGCTCAATCTGGTGAAAACTGCTGTCTTGGTTGCCGTTACCACGGTCCCGATAGCCACCGAAGCAACCCGCAATACAGACCTTAAGGGAGAGTTGGCGGTTACTACATTACCAAAAGCCACAGCGGCGCTGACCACTGAACCTTCTGTATAGAAGACTGTGATGCGGATGTGGTCTACCATTGGATAAGCATAACCTGCAATATTTACTTGTAATGCAACTCCAAAAGTAGATAAATTTACAATGGTTGGGGTTAAATATGTAGATAGTCCCCATAAATCAGACGAACTTCCATAAGATACATATGCTTCGGTTAATGACCAATCTCCTGAAATATATTTATTATTTCCCTGATTAACACTATTCCACCTAAGTTGAACAATTTTATCTGATAATCCATCAATTGATGAACCTTTCTTCTCAATCTCAACTAATACTCCATTTATAACTGAATTAGATGGTATACTAAATCCAAAGTTAGTTGCATATAAATACTTGGAAGTTCCACCATCAGTCCCGGTAATTGTGTAGACATCATCACTAACTTTAGCATTATCTATATCAACCCAAACACAAATACCACTTATTGTTGATTGCCCCATTGTGCCTGGTGAATTAGGTCCTTGACTACTCATTCGAAACCTCTAGCTTCCGAGTTTTTGCATCATCTTCATCTGGACGGCCAAGGTTTCGGCTGTTTCCAGAGGGATACCGGCCGCAAAGCAACACTCCGCAAACAGTACATCTGGGGTGGCTTCGTTATTGCAGACACCAAAGCCGGTGATGGTCGCCGCTTCTCCGGCAGTGAACACATGGTCCACCTGGACGGTATCATTGGAAAAACTGGTCGTGACAGTGATTACGGTATTGGCCGCCCCCACCGCAAACCCTGACTTGGTACTCTTAGTCGCTGCCGGGGTAGCATAGGTTGAGGCTTCCGAGGCCGCCGCGCAGTCCCCTTCATAGGCGACTATCTTGGCGCACTTGGTAGCGGCTTCGCCAGCTACCAGTTTCGCGGTCTCTGCATATCCCTGACGTGTCGGTTTCTGCGATTGGCTCATTTTATTTTCCTCCTGCAAAAAGTAGTGGGTCTACATCGTATCGTCTGCATACGGGGCATTTGAGTTTGATGTTGGCGTGGATCGCCTGCCATAAATTCTTGGGCGATGGTTCCCCGGTGCGGTAGCGCTGGAGAATCTTTTTGCCTTTATTCTTTTCTGCATATGCCACCCTCCGGGCATGATACGAAAGTACCAGCGCATAAGTAAGAGTGTCGATGACGTACTTCAGAAGACACCCGGGCCGGATACACTTGGGCGGGGCCGGCGCTTCCACGGAATTCATTATCACAATAAGGCCGCCGTCTTTATCTCTGTGAACGGCGGCGAATGAGGCTCCCTGCCCGGTTGTGGCTTGCCCTACGCTATGTTCCATCATGTTCTTTTTCCCCTTAATCCTGCGGTAGCCCCTCATAGGACCTTTTCCGCGTGATCTGTTTTAATGCTCTCCGGTATTCGGCCTGTTGCTGCTGGGCCCACAGGGTATATTCCCGGAGTATCCGGGCCACACTAAGATTTCCCTGGAGTTCACGGAGATACCCGCCCTGCTGCTGAAGATAACCTTGGGCCAACTGAACCTCACGCATAGCGGCGTTGGCATAATCATTCGGAGGCCAACCACCTTTTGCTATCTTATTGATATTCAGTCTGATATTGGCGATATCGCTTCCGGTTGTTTCCAGTAAGCCTGTCAATTTATCAGTGACGGTATTCATCTCACCTAAAGAAGTGACCGCCGCGTCTACGAGGGGCCGGACTTTATTGATCCAGTCGAAAGCGGCCCTGGCCACTGTCCCGGCGATAAGGCACTCTTCTTCCTGGGGTTTCATCGTGGAAGCGGTGTTAGTTAAGGTGTGCAGTTTCCGGCAGTAGACATGTACGTCCTCGCCGGCGGATGGGTTGAAGTTAATCATCAGGCTTACCGTGCCGGTTTTATATTCCGTCCAGTTTCTAAACTCGCGGGGCGTCCGATGAGTGCGGTATTCAATGCGCTCGATTTCCAGAAGGTCTGTGATGGCACTTACCGTCAGGTCCTTACTATCTGCCGTGGTCGTCAGTGCCTCTTCCACCATATACGGGGAGTGCATGGAGACTTCCACCAGAATCTTCCGGGCGATGACCGTTAACTCTTCAGACGGAAAATCCTCCAGATCGGTTTGATTGAACTCGTCCCGGAGGAGTTGTTTGGCATCGGCGATAATTGCGTCAAGGTTTTTTGCCGCCATAGTACACCGCCTTTATGATAACCGGCCCACGCCGCGCACACTGAATGTCCGGTCCGCCGCCTGATTGGCGTCCGTGTGAATACGGATGAACTGGAAGCCGCCGATATGGAAGGTGATATAGAAACCGCCGGGGCCAGTGGTTGTAGCGTGAGCAAAGTGTCCGGTAGCGTCAGCATCGAAGATGTTGATAGGTAACGGCACTTCAGTTAACCCGTTTCCCTGCTGCCCGTATGCCTGCACCACGCTCCCGGTTATGGTCGGCAGCTTAACTTCGATGTTTTCATAGACGCCACCCAGGTCAACAATCTTGGAGTACCGGTCAACGTCATCCCCGGTAAACTCCACGTCGCGGTCGATATCGATTAAGGCATCTTTCCATTGTCCTACGCCTGGATTCATTTTGTTTACCTCCGGTATATACTATCAGTAAATTCTAGCATTAAGACGGCTGGGTTTTCACTATCTCTTGAACAGCGGGGGCAACAGTAACCGGTATTTCCTTTTTGTACTTCAGGTGTCCGCGCCCCAGTTTGCTTGTTTCGCGGTGACCGGTATTGCATTTCCCGCACCAGTAAGAGCCAGGAAGCATTTCTGCCGGGGACATGGCGTCCGGGGCACCGATTACCTCTTCTTCCTCGTCTTCCGGGGCTGGCTTGCGTCCTGTGGGGTCCTGTGGCAGGTCAGTGACGATTGTGCCGGGGCGGGGCTGGGGTGTTAAAGCGTTATCGAATCCCACCGGGCGGGGTTTGACTTCAACCCGAGGGCCAACGATATACCCCCGGCCGCAACCGGGACAATGGCAGGTCCAGATAAGCTTACCGTTCTCATCCTTACCGGCCTCTTCCTGAAAAGGCTGATGTTCCCACAGATTTAACCCACATTGGCATGTTTTTACGGGCCATTCTAAAGCCATGTTATCTTTCCCCCTTAATTATTTTCAAAATCTCTTTGCGGTGTTTGATCAACAGGAAGGTTACGCTTTGCTCTTTGATGTAAGGCGGAGGTTGAGGCCAGTTAATGGGGTTTGGTACACCATCATTGGCTTCACATTTGCCTTCCAGCATTTTCTCCAGGTACTTGTCAAGGATTATGTCAAAGGCAAAACGATAGTCCGGGTCATGTTCAAGTTCACCCTCGACAAGAGTGAAGACGCTATCAAGAAGTTCACGCCGGCCGTTCATGTTCGGGTAGGACATAAACCAATCCCTGATTTCCATGAAAGCGTGGACGTTCAGAGATAGAGTTTCTTCTTTCTTGACACCGCCGAACATGTCCTTAAACTTTTTTGCCGCCTCGATAAAAGCCGGGGCGGCGGTGATGATTCTTTGGGAGTTTTGGATTGCCTTTTGCAATGGGGCCTTTAAGTCTTTAACCACAAAGTCCCGGAATTGCACCAGCATTTTGTATCCAAGCCCACCCATCTTGATAGCATGATCCATAATCGTTAAGGGAGGGGCCAATCACCCCTCCCTTTTTCCTACCTTTAACAGACTTTCTACCAAAGATCGAGGATGAATTCTTCCGTATCGGCGACGCCCGGAGTCCAGGCAGTGCCGATGGGACGGGTATCGGCGGTGATTCCGTAGGTAGAACTTACTGCCATCGGGTTAACCTTGGCAGCAGTAATACCGACAGCGCAAACCTGTCCTAAAGTGATTGCGGCATTGGCGATCGCAGGAACCGGCCCTTTAATCTTGGACCAGAAGTAGTAAGAGGCGGTCACTGCGATTAAGGGGAAGCCGGCAAACGGGGCGGTCAAGGGCGCCGGGGTTACCAGTGTCCGGTAATACTTGTTGCGGACAAGACCGACCTGGGAAGCCACGGAAAGGGCGATGGTTAACGGATCATAAAGCGTGAAGGTGGAGTTAGCCGTGCCGCTAAAGCCTCCATTCGATTTAATCCGGTACATCTGGCCCTGACCAGCTTCATCGTTAACGTACAACCACCCTCCGGCAAAGTCGTTGTCTTCGTCGTTGGGGGCAGTGTCCAGGTTGGCGGTAGAGGTCAAGGATACGGCAGTCGCGCCGATAGCGGCGATGGCCGCTACTACGATATCATCATCCTGTTCAGCATGAGCGCGAGCGGCACCCTGAATCGGGGCGGCGATATTGAGCGCGACAGAACCATTCTTGCAATAGGCATAGACATCTTCGCCTTCGTAGACGATGGAACCTACGGGAAAGGCCGCATTGACGCTTTCGGCATAAGGATCAAAGGAGTCCATCGCCGGGATTTTTGACTGGTCGGAAAGAACCGGGATGTGCAGAACGGCACCGCCGTTGTTGATTACTTTTCTTTGCCACTGATTAAAATTTCTAGCCACTTTATTTTTCCTTTCAAATTTAATTTACTTGGAATAGACTACGCGCTGACCGCGGCGTCCGTGATATCCAGGATACGACCGATGCAATACTTGGAGCCGGGGATGAGTTCGGTATAAGCGGAGAGGCGCATGGCCTTACCGATCCAGTTTTCCAGCTTTTCAAAGTATTCGAGATTCCAGAACTCGCCATCGTTTTCGGTCTTGCCGAAAGCGACTTTGAGGCCGGGGTCTTCCGCTGCCAGGCTGGCGGTACCAAGTTTGATACCGAAGATGGAATACTGCTTGGTGCCGGAAGTGTATTTGGCGCGGGCGTCTGAACCCATGCCGGTATTGACCTGTTCGGCTACCATGAAGTCGGAGCGGACAATGGGTTTACCATCGAACAATGTGGTGCGGCCGCCTTCCGTATTGGTCTGGTAAGTAATGAGGCCGAGGGCGCCGGCGGTGGCGGAAGCAAGACGGGCGGTACCGTATTCACGGTAAGCCGCGTCGATACGCCGCGCGAGACAGAACGGCATAAGCCACAAGTCCACGCCCTGAATCATTTCATCGGAAAGAACACGGAGTTTTTCCAGGGCGAGGGCCGTTTCCGCCATATCGATATCCCATGCGCTGCCGTAGTTGGCGGCGGCCCAGGCATGGATACCGTACATGGATAATCCCGTGCTGTCATAGGTGCAATCATCATAGATGATCTTGTCGCCGAGTTTCTTGGTGATGGCTTTCATCTGGCCTTCCGCCATGATCTCTTCATAGGCGTTCATGGTCTGGTGGATGGCCGGGTTGAATTTATCGAGTTTGTTCTGGATGTAACAGGCTTTCAGTTTGGCGCTTTTCTGTGTGTACGTTACACCTTCCGTAAAGGAAGTAGCGCCGCCGATACCGATATTGGCTACCTGACCTTCTGCGTCGGTTGCTTCACGGTTCCAGCGGATTTCCTCGCCGGTATGGTTGGCCTGCGCAAAGGGTAAGATGTCTACGGGATTGCCCCGCTTAAAGTTCTCGTCTACGACGCCGGGAATAAGGGTAGGTACTGTTAACTTGAGTACCTCGGCAAGAGTTGACCAATAACCGCCTGATAATGCCACAGTGATTCCTCCTGTATTTTATTTTTTATTCTTTGCTCTATCAATCATGCTGCGGACGGAATCATTGCCCGTACCAGAAGATGTTCCGGGATCAGGGCGGGGGGCTAAAGGACCTTTAGGGCCGGGGGCAGCAGGAGCGGCAGGGGCCGGAGGCGCGGGGGCCGCTGGTTTATTTGCCTTGAGCATTTGCGCCACGGATTCGAGCCGTTCTTTGTTTCCATCGGGCACCAGATTACGCAAGAGATCCACGGCTACGCCGGTTTCTTTGGCCTTGCTTTCTATCCTGGCTTCAATCAAATCGGCTTTCTCTATCGCCCAGGCAACCGCTTCAGCCTTGATATCGATTTCACGCTGGTCGATTGCCTGCCGGCGCTGGACAAGATTAAGGGCGGCCGGGTTATCTTTGGCTGCCAATAATTCTTCCTGCCAGGTTTTGCCGAGTGATTCTTTGAATTTCGCTACCGTGTTTGCCTCCGTGCGAAGCCCGATGATTTCGTTCCTGACTTCCTTTAGTTCTCTGCCATGAGAGGTCCGGAGAAGATTGACTTCATCTTCAGAATACATCCTGGGTTGGGCCGGTGGAGTTCCCTGCGTGGCAGCCGGGGTTCCGTTGGCCGCCGCCGGGGGAGTTACCTGCCCCGCCGGTGCCGCCGGTGCGCCTGTCTGTTTTCCAGTTCCGTCCAATGTCATTTAAGATTCCCTCCTAAACTGTAGTTGCCTTTATTTTAGTTTCGTTTTGCCATTATGTCAATGGGCTACTCGTAATTATTCTTCCGTTATGTCTTTTAAGGGCTTCAAACCCTTGGCGTAAACAAGCCATGCATCCAGTTCGGAATTGTCCCGGCGGAAGTTGGTACGTTCCTTGCCAGCTTTAAGTTCAAGATACTGCGTATAAAGAGACTCAACTTTTTCTGAAGGTATCTTGGTAAAATCAATCCGTTCTTTCCATTCATTTATCTCGAAAGCGCTATCATAGAAAGCCGGGTTGTTTTGCAGGTATCTTTCCCGGACGTAACCAGCTTCAGGGAGCATGTTGTATTCGATGTAGTTGGGTAACATCGCATCCGGGAATCCCTTTTTATAGGCATCTCGGGTTAACCTGGCCCGGAAATATTCAGGGTTGGAAGTAAGGTAGGATGATTTCTCATCCGCTGTTTTCAACGCTTTATATTCAAGATCATTGGTTTTCCACTTAACGTTCAAACGTAAAACATCGATATCAGTTTCTACCGGCTTCCATCCCAGGTCGTCTTCTCCCCATGCCTGGAAGTCCGGGTTTTCCAAACGATACAATTTTGCTTCAGCGCTACTGGACCCGAACTCTGATTGCAGCGCAGTGAACTCAAAATAACTTGGCGCTAATGATTGCGGAGGAAGCCCTAACGCCAGTTGCTCAATAGAGATACCAAGTTTGTTCGCCTCTTCCACAACCAGGTTGTATGCTTCCATGGTCTGAATCTTCCCGCCGTATCCCCATACCGCAAGCAAGGCATCAACTTCAGGATTCTCTGCCCGGAAAGTAGAACGCCAATTTTTTGCGAGGTCGGGATTGGCTTGCAGGAATTCGTCTCTCTCGTCTTCAGTTTTGAGGTTCTTATAAGTCTGCCACAGCGAGACATACTTTTCCGGGATACTCCCGGCAGCCATATCCTCTTCCGTCATCTGGTAAACCGGTTTGTACGGCAGGTCCCAATAACCTTTGCGGCCGATGACATCTTTATCATCAGCCAACTGAATCAACAACGGGTCCAGCCCGGCCAAATTCTTTTTATCGTTATACATCTGCCGGATTAACTGATAGTTGTCATCGCCCCATTTAGCAATAAAGGCATCCATAGCCTCATCACGCGCCTTGAAATCGAAATCCCCCTTGCTGTCAAGAAAATCAGCGACGATGATCTGAAGATATTCACCCAAGGCAAGATTTACATTCCAGTCGTACTTATCTCCATTTGCTTCTTTGGAATTGAAGTAGTCATAGATAGAATCAAAGGCCGGGATGTCTTCCATACCATCAAGCATTACCCCATAATTTTGTCCGGCTTCGCTCCACTTTTCTCGTAAAGTTTTAGTATCAATTTCTCCGGACTTTAATAATGCAATAAGTTCATCACCGCGCCCGTAGTATTCTTTTTTGTTGGCTTCCTGGACACCCTGCCACTGCTGCCATGGCGCGCTATCCCGGACGTTGGTATCGATGATAGCTGTCTGGTATAGTTTTTCAAGGTCAGGATTTTTGCCGCGTAAATCTATTTGCAGTGGTTCTGCTAATTGCTTCCAGCCAAGAGTACCCTCCTGCTGCGCTTTAAGGATATTAACAAGTTCATCCGCAGTGTAAAACTTGGCTAGATATTCCTCTGGCAGTTCCTTGATGATTGATTTTACTTTATCGTAAAAGTCTACCCAACTGCTATCGGGGAATGTCCGCATACCAAATATTTCCGCCGGGCCCACGGCGACGCGGGCGAATCCTTCTGGGATCTCTTGGTCGCGGGCCATGCCCGGTACCAGCCAGTTTAATCCTTGCTCAATCCAGATAGGCTCGAAACGGGTGAGCATATACTTGGCGTATTCCATCGGCGTCTCGATAGGATACCCGAGGAAATCTTTACCGGAGGCCATCTCATAGGCCGTACTGAAGAAGGGGGAGGACCGGGAAAACCACCAGTATACAAACGGGTTATCTTTATTCAGCCCGCCGTTCTTGAGAATCTTCACCAGGTCGATTCTTTCTTTATCTCCGGTTTCGTTTACCACATCCGCGATGTTCCCGCCCAGCCGTAAAAGACCATACCAGAATCCGCCAAAGCCCATGTTATAATTTCCGACTTTGATGGTCATAAAGTTGGCCCCAGGCTTCCAGTTAACTTGCCCTGTTATCGGATCCTCGTTAACACCAAACCCGGTCTTGACAGAATCCCAAGCTTGTTCGGGAGTGGCCCCGCCAAGAACCGACATAGCGAATTGAACGCCGGTATACATCGTGGCGCCGGCGGCGAGCATCCCACCGATCGCCTTACGCGTTTCCGCCCCGGTAAGGCCACCTCGGAAGATGTCCGCCAGAACTGTGAGACAGGCGCGGGTATAGTTCGGAGCAAACCACCCTATCGTTTGTTCTAACTGTCTGGCAGATAATGGAACACCAAGCGCGGAAGCGTCGGTGATCCCGGTGATACGGTCAAGGAAACGGGCAAGTTCAAACTTCTGTGCTGCATTAACGCGGGGTGACATAATTCTCCAGAACTCATCCCGGACTATTTCGCCGGCGGAGAAGAAAGACACTTCCGCCCGCTGGAAAGGTTTAAGGGGTATCCTGTCGAGTAACCATTCCGCCTTGCCACCGATACCAGTCTTTGATTCGAGAACTGAAAAATAATCCACGGCTTTAGCGGAACCGCCGGACATAACTCTTTCCATAATCAAGTCGTGATTCTTGGAAACATATTTGGCTATTACCGTGGGATCAAAGAAAGAACCGACGTGATAGAAAAATGACTGGTACCATGACCCCATGAGTTTTATCCCGATCTTGGGATTCTGGAAGAGGTAAGTGTGGGCCAGCCCCCAGGCCGGAAGCCCTTGGATAGCCATAGCGCTAAAGTCCAGCGCCGCCTTGGTTACCCGCAAAATGCCTGCTGCGTCCCCAGCTACTTTCAAAACGGCGTTACCACCCTTATCAAACCCATAGAATTTATTCCAGGCATCGATGAAGTCGCGGTCCTGCATTTTACCGGTGAACGAGGGGGCCATGATATACCCCTCTTCAAGCGTAGACTGTTTGACTTGTTCCATACGTACAGCGCGTTCCGCTTTGGCTTCTTTCCAGGCGTACTTCCGGGATTCGGATAGCGCCTTTACTTCCTCTCGCAGCGCTTCAAATTCTTTTTTGATTTCCGCCGCACTCTTTATCTGTGGGGGTTCAAACTTGATTTGCTTTACCTCCGCTGGCCCGGCCAATTCCGGTATGCCCTCTATCTGCGGTTTGACTACAACTTCCGGCGGGCCGGTTACCCCGGCGTCCACCCGCGCTTTCTGAAGTTTAGCGAGGTCATCCATGTTGATTTGCGTAACCTCGCCCTTACCGACAGGATAAACCGGTTTCTGATAGCCAAAGAAATCAGTAGCCATGCCAGCCTCCGGTTCACCGGGCGCGGCCTTGGGGATTCTGTTAAGAATATCATCGGCTTCTTGCGGCCTCATTTTGTTAATCATGTCATCGGTATAGCCAAGCCCGCGTAGCCGTGATTCCATATCTCTGGTAATCTCTACTGGCATTTTTAAGACATTAGTGACTTCCTCTTTAGAAATTTTGACTCCTGAAGATTGCATAATATTTTTCAAAAAATTAGTTGCTTCAAGCGTCCGTTTTTCGGCTGGCAGCGCTTGAATTTCATCCCATTTCGCTTTTTCTTTAGGTGATAATATCCTACAAAAATTATTAGTCACAGATTATAACCTCACCTTTTTCGTTTACTTTTACTTTGTAGTTTTCAATTTCGTAATAACCCTTCTTTGGTTCTACCGGCTCTACAATATGCAGGGATTTGGGATTCACTCCCTCGGTATCATTCACGATATTCAACAGCTTTTTGAGTTGCTGTTGGCGGGAATATCGTTCAGCCATTTGCTTTTGAATGGCTTCCGGTACGCCCTCTTTGCCAGCGTACTGCTGGAGGAATTGTTCTATGTCTGTGATTTCTTTACCAAGCAATTGACGGGAAGCTAATCTTTCCTCGGTTGACATAACCGTGTATGCTTTTCTGGTTAATGCCTCATCCGGTAATTCCTTTGAACCTTGCAGAACAAACGAGCGTAACTTATTCTGTGCTTGGTTAAGTGATGTATCCGCTAACGCCCTAAACCTTTGCCCTAATTCAGGAAACCTGCGCTCGACCGCTTTAAGAGTTTGCTCTGGTATCTTCTCCCCCCGGATAGCCCGGTTAACCAGGTCAACGAAATTATCAGCGCTCTCTTTTTCCGCAGCGCGGAGAACGGCCTTCTCCGCTATCTCCTGCCCGGGTCCCAGCTTTTCAAATAATTCAGCATACCTGGTGAGCATTTGAGAGGGTGCCATACCCGGAGTTTTGGCGATGAGGTTCCCGGCAGCGTCATAGGTGGACGTTACGGCCCGGCCCACTTTCTCGAACTCTTCAGCAAGATAACGGATTGCCCGCTCCTGGCCGACTTTCTCAAATGACTGCTGAATAAAACTGCCAACATAGAGTTCCGGGTTATTGGCATACCCCATACCCAGCTCGGGGTGAGAGGCAAACCACTGGATACCCTCGGCCATCGTCTTAAACTTGCGCATTTTTTCAAAAGGCTGCTTGGCACCAAAGGATTTCGCCGTCCGGCCAACGCTGGATAGTTTTTTAGTGGGTTTGTATTGCTGAATCTGCCGGTGAATCCAATCGTCTACCATGTTCTCCGGAAGTATCTTTTCTTTTTCCAGCATGGCAGTGATTCTGTTTTGAATCTCGCGGAAGCGGGTAACGTAGTTTAATCCTTTTTCCATACCGGCCCATGAGTACATCTCGGAATGGGTAATGATATGTTCCAACGTCCCGGCATTAGCCTCGCCTTTGAACGCCGGAAGTAAACGATCGGCCATTGTTTGTGAGTATCCACGTTCCAGACCAAAGTACTTTACAGGATTATCAAGGAACTCTCGTAACCCATAAGTCTCCACGGCTTTAGCGTTTTCCCCCATGCCAACGAATTTCTTATAGGCTACCGCGGACCTGGCAACGATGTCTTCGATGTCCTGGCTTTCTTTACGGATGAGAATTTTCCAACCGAGCGATTTTTCAATACCAGATTTAGCAAATCCTCCAACTAAAGGTGCCTTAGTTATAACCTGAAGGAATCTTTTTTGCCAGTTAAGAGAAATATCATCCGCTATCAAGGCCCTTGTTTCCGGTAATTCAAGGGGGTTTATGATATAGTTTGTCTCCGCCAGTATCTTTTTAGCCCACGCCCCGGTAGATTTTGAAATCAATTCTCCGGCGGTATTCTTTAGTACCCACCCTGAAAATTTAAGCCCTCCCTCGATAGGGAGAGCCAGTATTTTCTCTCCGACGTTAACTATTGCCGCGCTTATTCTTAAAGCGTCTGAAAGTATGGGTATTTTACTCGTCCATTTGGCAGCGGTCCCAAACGCACCACCTACCGGAACCATGAAAATAGGATTGCCCGCCTCTGCTACCCAGCGTCCCCATCCTAAGTCTTGCTGTGCGGCATCATCCCACAAATGATTCCAGGCATTACCGGTATCTTGAGAAAAGATAGCCTTCCAGCCATGCTTTTCAAACGACTTATCAAGACGATCAATGATATCCTGGCTGCCTTTATCGCCTCGCATGGCTCCCACGCGCAGTACGGTTTCCATCATGGCGGTTTCCCATGGGCGGCCGGCGTATTTCTCCAGCCATGCCCCGCCAACACCAACGGCGGACAATATAATCTTTCCCAAGCCGGACCATCCGTCTGTCTTGTAGCGGAGTTTCATGGCTTCATCAAGCGCTTTCTGCGCTTTCTCCAGATCTTCCGGCTCGTAAGGAGTTAACCTTCCAGTTGAAGGCTCGTAATAACCAATCAATTCCCCGTCCTGAAGAAGGCGGTTATCCGGCATGATACGGGCGTAGCGAGTGCCGCCGTTCATTTCTTCAATCGGGATATCCCGCCCTTCCGGGGGAACATTTTTGAATGGGTTGTAGTAAATATCGTCGATATCCTGCAGAGTTATATCCGGGAATAGCAATGTGAGTAATTTTTCGGAATCGGGTGTACGGCCAATTTTTTCAAGGGCAGTCAAGAATTGTTCCGTGCCTTGATTCAACATCGTGGTTAAAGCCTGTTCCGTGGAAATATTGAAGGTTTTGGTCCAAGTTAAAACTTTAGACGCCGTATCCAATATCTCCGGGGTAAATTCGTACTGCGGTTGAATATTGTTATCAGACACTACACCGGCTAGTTTAGACGGGTCCATTGAATTCCATTCGTCTACAAGTTCTTTGTTGTAATCACCTAATGAGAAGTGCTGCTGAATCCACTGCGCTCTTTCCACTGTATTCTTTTCGGGAGGATTAACGTCGAGATCCGCTAAATATGACCCTCTTAATTCCGAAGACAAAAATTGATCAATAAAATAACTCTTGAGTTTTAATACTTCGGGGTTATTCTGTGCATTATACTCATCGACCTGTGATTGAATTTGGTTGTTATAATATTCTTCATATTCTTTTCTACTGTATGTCTTACCATCCGGAGATATGTATTGGTCCTCGCCGTTGATCTGCCAATTATCCGGTGTTGTAAAGTTAAAAGTCAGCCCCGTCTTATCGGCGTTATAGAGTGCCTTGACTTTCCAATCGGCTCCAACATTCAAGCCAAGTCCCGCTATTTCCTCGGGAGTGAGAGAAACATCGGGACTGGTTTCTAGTTTGGAATAGATTGATTGGGCGGTGAGGTTTTCTTTTGATAAGTCCGGTATTCCTTGAGTATCAAACTTGATACGAGGAATCTTATTAGGCATGGTGCTACCTCACTTTAATTTTCTTATTGTTCATCGCGGCCGCCATTAACTGATCCTTTGAGGGAAGCGGGGATTTATTGGCGGGGTTATTTGCCGGCGGTTTCATCGCTTCCAATACCCGGCGGTCAAACTCTTCATGTGTCAAAATTTTAATATCCATTATCCCTCCTCGGTTTGCTTTCTTACCTGGGTCTGCCGGCTTTGCGCGGCAGCTTCTGATACCGCCGGGGATTCATCGTTATCTCTTTCAGGGTTATTGGGCTGCCCCTGGCCGGCGGTGCCTCCGGTAAGTGGCATTATCGATTTACCGCCGGGGATTTGGCGCGGGGTGTTGGCCTGGAGGTCAAGACCGGCCATGCCGCCGGCCACCCTGTTCTTTAAAATTGCTTCGAGTTGCTGGAGTACGAGTTCGGCTTTGAGGTAGTATCTTTCATTGCCGGGTTTCTTTGCTTCGTCAATGAGATCGTGCCCCAGGTCGTAGAAAGTCAGGGCCGCGTCCGCTCGTTTGGCACGGTCGATATCGCCCTTTTGTATTTCACCTTTCCAGTTCTCCAGTTTAAGCGTGTCTTTGTAAACCGTCTCCCTGGACATTCCGATGGCGAATTGCTGCTGGGCTATTTCGGTATTGGCGATATCTTGCTCCGGTGAGGTCGAAAAGAACTTGTATCTGATTGCAAATTCCTTATTAAGGTCGGCGGCATTGTAAGTTTTCTCAATACCACGTTCCCCTACTTCCGCCGGGATCCCGCCGTTGATATACTGGTCAATGAACATCTTGGAAGTGGCGCGATAGTAAAGCGCCAGCGCCTGAAGACGCGGTACAAATATGGCGTCTTTGGTTTGCGTTAGACGGGATATGGCTACCGCCGACAGTGGGAAGGTCAAGTTTCCGTAATCAAGGTTGGGAAGACTGCCGCGCTGAATAGCAGCCATGATGATCGAGTAAAACAGACGGGTACCATTTTTGATATCGGCCACCGGTATAAGTCTATAACCTCCACCCTTTTCTACCGGTACCGACTTAAAAAGTCCGTAAGGATTTTCAGGTTTTACTGCGTTATCAGGTTCTTGTGTTTCGTACTGCGTAGCGCCGGCGAAGGTCATCATGTTAAGCGTCTGGAGGATGGAGGTCAGGCGGTTTACTTCAGGATACAGATGGCGCACCGGGGCAAAGATGCTTTCCCCTGTGTATTTCAGGTGGTCTTTGTCCAGCATTAAAGAACCACTACCGGACCGCTGCACGGTATAAGGGACATACCCTAAAGTGTTTTCCCTCTCATCAACCAGATGGTTGTTGACATAAATAGAGTTTACATGGCAATCCCAAAAATCATCAACAACGCCGTACTTGGCTTTGAGATACTGCTTTGATTTCGGATAAAGATTTTCTATCAGTTCACGGCGCCGGGTAGTGGTGTAGTTGCCCCAATCAAGATCGTGGTCGCCATATTCATAAACGAAATACCGGGAGTCGCAGGTAAGAAGGTCCGGGATAAACCGGCCGCTTGGTTTGTCCTCCCATACCAGGTTACGTGATACCACGCGCCCACGGATGAAGATTTGCTCGCGCAGAAAATCACCCAAGTTACCAAGTTCTCGCTGCATTAAAAGATCGTCGATGGAAATAAAAAGATTGCCTAAAAATTCCTCGATGAGTGTCTTCTGATCTTCGGAAAGTTTCTTTCCCAACACTTCCGCCTGCATGTTGGCCCCGGAACAAATAGCCATGGTGCGGTCCGCGAACACTTGGGCGTCATTCATCGTGATAGCTATTCCATCCGGTACCGGCTTTTCAGTGTTTTCGGACATGTACGTAAACTTGTATTCATCCATGAGATACAACTTACGGTCCTCGTCCATGCGTTTGAAAAGGTCTCCAAAATCATTCTTCCGAGATCGGATTTTATCCTGTATCTCGGAAGTTGAAGTAAGCGAGGTAACCCTTGATTCAATAACCATTTTGGACTCCTATCACCAGCGCCATACCTGGCGCTGGCCCTTATGTTTCAATGGCAAACACAACATCATGAGGGTGTCCGCCCGGTCCGGAGACTTGGTGCCGCGGGCCCGCATCTCTTCTTTGCTTTCCAGAAGTAGTTGTCCTTTGGGATTATACTTGAATCTGATATCAGCTAACTGCGCTTTTAATTTATTATCATCCGGTAAACAAAGTTCACCGTCTTCGAGTTTTTGTTTTAAAAGCCAGTATCCTTCAGCCCTCTTATTGGCAAACCGTTCCGTGTCCAGTGCTTTTTCCCCGACGTTAATATCTTCCGCCTGATCAAACCCCGCAGCGCGCAGTTGGTCGGCGACGCCGCCGCCAACGCCAGTAGCGTCCACGCGGATGGTCAACGGCTTATTATCTCGGGCGTACCGGGCCGTGCGGCCGGCGGTAAAGGTTGTGTCTTGGTGCCCCCATGATGCCATCGGTAAAACATTCTTACCCTGGCGGATTCCAAGAACTGATTCATCATCACCGTACCGCGCCACGTCCAGCGCCATCACCTTACTCGACTGTTCGGAGTCTTTATCTTTCGGCGCTTTCATGGCGTTCTCGATCACCGAAAGGGGTATCAGGTTGTTGACACCGGAGTCCGGGAAGTTACCCATGACGAATACCTGAAAGAGGAATGCCCCCTCACCCCACTCTTTGTACCGCTCCGCAACTCTAGCCGGGGCGATAAGGGATGGATAAGGCAGGTCTTTAATCCCGATCTTTTGCTGCCAAGTATCGTTCTTGATGTCATCCAGAGTGATGTTGAACGTGGTGAAGTTCGGTGTATCGAAAGCGGAAATGTGAATCTTGTTATACAGCGGGGAAGAAAAGCACTCCCTGAATTTACCAACTGATTGTGTGGGGTTGCCGATAAGCAGAAGCCGCGTGAAACCGGTTGACAGCGGGTTCTCGATCGCCTGGAAGACGCCCTCCCCCAGGCCGCTTGCCTCATCTCCCACCACCAAAACATTCCGGTTATGATATCCCTGGAACTTTTCCGGCTCGTCCGTCGATAGCCCAACCGCGAATCGGTCATCATTTATCTTGAGTTCAAATTGTGTGAGCGTCCCCGGCAGGTCCAGCCTGGCCGCGTTATAACTGACTGAAATTTCCCGCCATAAAATATCTTTCACCTGGCGGAACGTCGGCGCCGTCGTCAACACTGTGGCCGGATCGAAATTATTCAAGAACCACAACACTACCCCGCCGGCTGTCTTTGTCTTCCCCGATCCCTCACAACTTCTTACTACCGTCCGCGGATTCTCCGCCACCGACCGGCATATCTCTTTCTGCTTGATCCACAACTTTGTATCCGTTATCGTCTCTATCCACCAGTCCGGATACTTACGCGCCGTCTCTAACACGAACTTCTCTTGATTCTCTGTCCGCTCTATTACCGGAGGCTGCGTCATTTAACACCCCGCCATACCGCGATAATCGAAGCGAAGGGCGCGGGGCCCGCCCCAAAATTCAACCGGCCTTTGATAAACCGGAGTTCTGCCTTGTCCAATACCCATTCGTGAAACCATATTGTTGAAGTATCGCCCCGGAGTAAGCCAACAACGGTTTTCCCTTGTAAGGATTCTTCGTAGGCTTTCCGGCACCACGGAAGCGGCTTTGAATATGGCGGATTCATAAACACAGATGTTCCCCACGGGCGAGATAGGCCATCTGCAACCAATACACCCCCCAATGGACACGGATCATCGTTAAAGTGAAATTCAGCGTTCAGCGAAGCATACAGCGCGGCTGGCGTGGGGTGGTCGTCTGATTTACTGATATGACTCTTGGTAAAATCGCTCATCAATTACTCCATACCGCCGCGTAAATTAACCCCATGATTACCCCGTACAGAACAACCGTGAAACCCAGCATGATCATCACCGGCTTCCACCTGAACACGTTAATGATACCCCGCAAACTGCCCCTTGTTCTTACTGTGCTGTCCAAATGAAATCTTCCAGATCGGTCTACTCGGCACCAACACCGCCACTTTCCCACACTCCGGACACCTCGACGGCATGTTCCTGGAGATGACCGTCCTTACTCTCTCGTGTCTATGTCCACCATCACACAGATACTCGTACAGCGGCATCTCTCTACTCCCACCGCCGAAGAATAATATTAACTAATAAATTACCAACTACCCACGCCAGTAAACTTCCACATCCAAAAGCAACCAGGAATTTAATAGTCACCATCCCCAATATCAACGTGTCCATATCCATTCCTGCTCCCTACACCAACATAATCAATTTGACTTTAATTCTATCCCCCTTTTTACGATTAGTCAATATCCCACAAAAATTTAGTGAGGGGCCTCCTCACTCAAAACATCGAGGTGATTCCAAGGGACACCCCACCCGGCACCACCTCCCCGGAACCGTAAACAAACCACCATAAAAACATTAAACAATAGAACAAACATTCTGTATGGGTTAACATACCGTTACCCCAGGTACCTCAAAAGAAAACAACAACTTTCTTTATATTCTTTTCTCTCTATCCTCTTACCTCTATCCTCTGTGTGTCACCTTTCGTGTAACTTATTACCTATCAAGGTTACACCTACAGTTACACCTACAGTTACACCGATGGTTACATTAATAGTTACACTCAAGGTTACAATCTAAAAGATAAACTTGACAAACTTGTTAGCGTGTATTAGAATCAATACAAGATATTTTAAGGAGGCAATATGAAAGTAGAGACATTCTCGGTTTCGTTCCCAAAGAGTTACAAATGGAAGTTGGACGAGGTATGCCAGTGCAACCGTATGTCCCGGTCTGCTGTCTTGCAGGTGGGCTTTGAGCGCTTCCTTGATGGTGAGGGAGACCCCCCAGAAAGGAGTAAGGAATTAACTAAAATATTGGGAGATCGGAGATATTGGACACGCTTGGACATAGAAGCAGAATATTATAAGAAAAACCCCGAGTTAAGGGAAAATGTTAAGAGGCAAGACGATGGAGAAGCGTAGGACCTGGGTAAAGCTTTGGTGCTATCAGCGTCTGCACTCCGACTTCGCCGGTAAGTTCACAGAGGCAGAACAATCAGTCTGGGATAAGCTGCTTGCCCTTTGTGGGCTGTGTGAAAGGGAGGGAATCATCTCCGATACTAAGGGAAAACCCCACACGTTAACCTTCATAAGCTGGGAGATTCATTCAGACTTGAAGCTGTTAAAAACCGTACTCAATAAATGTGTTGAAGAGAAAATGGTCACGATAGAAGAGGACGGCATCCATATAACAAACTGGTCCCATTATCAATCAGACTACCACCGCCAAAAGCCTTACCGTCAGGAGAGGCGGCAGCAGTCACACGCGATATCCGCTGACGATACTATTCCGGTAATGGATGATGACATGGCCCGAATGGTCAAGGGGTATGAAGATGCTTTCGGCATACCGCCTACCCATGCCATATCTGACCAGCTCCAGGAATGGCGAACCGAGTACACAACCGATAGTATCATCGAAGCTATGTCTACCGCAGTACTGTCAGGTCACCGCTCTATGAAGTACGCTGGCGGTATCCTGCGTAACGAGAAGGAGAACCCCGGAGGCCGGCATACTAAGAACTCATACAGCGGAAACAGTAACTCCGGCGCGGGTAGTCCTGAATACGAAATAGTAACATCCCCGCCGCCTAAGAAGTAAGGCCGGGGCCTGGTTCATTAAGAGGAGGCTGCTCTACCGGGGAGGCCTCCTCTACTTTTGCGCTCACTATGTCCTGTGCCACTTCTACCAGGTCCGAGGTCTCCCGGCGTTCCTCGGTAACCCTCTTTTCCTCGGCACTCTTCAACAGATCACCCCATGAAAGCGGCGAGCTGGGCGGGGCTTTGTGTTCGACGCGCTGGGTGGCCTTACCTATGCACTGATCAACGAGATAGTGACACTCCGCCAGGCGGACCGGGGAAGGGCGTTTCACTTTCCCCAAGGCTACGTGTTTGATATAGTGAATAGCGTAGGGGGCAGCATCAGTTATAACGCCGTGGACACTGGCGAGCTGCATAGACTTTGGTTTCCTGCCCGATTTACCTGGAACACCTGACATAGTGAATACCTCTATTTACACATGCGATAGCTTTACAGTGAGTTTACAACAGAATGACATAAAATACAATAGGGAGTAAACGGGAGGGGTGCGAGATGACGTGGCTGGGACGCGCCAGGAGGGGCAGGGAGAGCCCCGGCGTGGGCGGTAAGGGTAAAAGTACAGGCCGCGGAGCCGGGGCAAGAGGAGGGAGAAAGGAGACGGGCAGGCCGGGGAGGGGGAAAGCCCCCGGAGTGCTTGAGCCTATTATAAGGAAGCATGAGGGGAATGTCAACCGGGAGTAATGCGGGGTAATGGTAACTAGGCGTTTTAGCTTCAAACTGTGACAATTTTGTGATGTGTTAGTTATGGGATAAACCTTGACGGTTATGTGTTACATGTGATACATTGAGGGCAGATACAAATTGAGCGTAAGGAAAGGGGAAACATGAGAGAATACACAAAAGGCGGTTACTATACAAACTTTGACGGATTGAGTTCAATTTGGAAATGTTGGTGGTTAAAGTGGTATCAAAAGATACTTTTGTCTTTTGGCTTTAATCTACATCTAAAATAGTTAACCCGCGCGGCCAGGGCCGGGGGAATAGGAGAACTCCCGGCCACAGCCAGGCAGATTAAAATAGAGAGGGGGAATACATGTCACGCAAACTAACAATGTTAATAGTATCAATGGGAGTGATAGGGGCAGGACTGGCTATAGCTCTTAGTTATTCAATCGCTCATGTTGAAGTAATAGAAAAACCTTACCCCGTCTATAGCACTAATGAGACGGTACGCATTGAATATGTTGACCGCCCTGTTATCACTGAAAAGATTGTGACCGTTAATGTCACCTTGGAAAAAATTACGATTCTGGAAAAGATTGTGAAAGAACCCATTTACATTAACGGTGAGTGGCGGGAGTTTGAAAGCCTGGGTGTTTTAACTGAATGGGCGGAGAAACATCTTGCTGATATTTGGATGGTAGGTAGCAAGATGGCTGACTGTGACGACTATGCCGAGAGGTTACAGACCGAAGCTTATAAAGACGGCTACCTGCTTTCCTCCCAGTTAGTTACCGGAGGCATGTTAAACGGGAAAAACGTCTCAAACTTCACAGAAGTGCATATGGGCAACCTGGCGATGGTGGGCAACGCCATTTACTTCATAGAACCGCAGCCGGAGTACTTCCGGGTGATATTCGTTTGTAACCGCGATTAATAGTAGTAATAAAAGTATTAAGGGGGAAATAAGATGTCGGACTATCAGAAGCAAGCACAGGAATTTTTAACCAAGACCGGGACAAAGTTCACCGCAGAATATTTACGCACAGGAAAATATTTTGACGATGACAAAACAGAGCGAGATATATACACCATCACGCTTGAACGAGGATCGCGGAAATTTTCTTTCACTTTCGGGCAATCTATAATGCACTCCGGGCGTTTTGTGGTTTACGATAACCCGGAGCGCGGGATGTCAAACGGTGTCGAGAGCATCCAGCATAAAGGCGTTTTTCGCCAGCCCGCCGATGATTACCCAGGCCAGCGCAAGTGGGGTAAAAATAAAAACTTTGCCGCGCCAACTGCCTATGATGTGCTTTCCTGTATTACCAAGTACGACCCCGGCACATTTGAAAACTTTTGCGGGGAATTTGGTTACGATACCGATAGCAGAAAAGCGGAAAAAGTTTATATGGGAGTTAAAAACGAATTCCAAAACGTGGCTATGCTCTTCAATGATAAGGAGATAGAAGAGTTAGCAGAGATCCAGTAGCCTTTAACCCTCCGCAACAGCCCCGGCCGTAGGAGAGCCGGGGCCATCGCGGGAGATTAAACAATGAAAGGGGATACAATGTCAAAGCAAAAGTACGGGTATTACGGAGAAATATTTGGCTGGGGCGAGCCGGTACACAAGACAAGCACCGCCGACCTGGGGGGTATCAAGGCAGATATCAAGGGCTGTGATGTTGCGGCGGAAATAAAAATACAGTCAACTTCAATCCAGGGCGCTTTTACGGGCGACGCTTTCCAACAAATTATCACAGACCGCGTTATCATCTCCGGGCATGACGGCAGCGGACATCATGGCGCGGTAGCAATCGCGGACTATACCGCCGAGGATCTGGACAAAGTTATCCGGGGTGAGTGGGAAGTAATCCCGGCCAAGTTCCAGCCTACCATAGATAGAATCATTTATAGCGTAACAGGCTTTGACCTTGCACTGATAGCCGCGGACAAGGAAGAAGACGAACCGGAAACCTACAAAGGCAAGATAACCCCCGCCGTTATAGCGGAAGTAGAACGCCGGTTCAACAAGCGCAGCTTTGAAGATATCAGCCAGGAACTAGACCAGCTTATAGATGACGTTCTGGCAGACAACGAGAAAGACGGGGCAGAATAATGAAGCGCGTAACGTGTGGCACCTGCGGCATCGAGGACAATGAAGACCAAATGTGCAAACTGCCCGGTCAACAAGTGATGGTGTAATATGAGCAACCACGAGTTATACAATAGGTACAACTTGAAGCCGTGGCTGGGGATACTTCCCGGCGATGACTGGCTTAAAGATAACGAGCATAATCTTGACGGCTGGACGCCGGGGATCGAGATGTCCGCGCCAGGTATCAAGTACACGATCAACTTAAAGAAAGAACAGCCCGGCATAGTCCGGGATATTTTGAAGAGGTAATACAATGCAATCATTCGTAATTAGTGGGAAAGCATCCACAGTCTTCCGTTTAATAAAACTTAAAGCTAAAAGAGAGGAGGTAAAATTGAGAACTTCAATAGTAAGTATGAACCCGGTAGTATCTTCCAATATTGCCGCCGTTGGGTATGACGGCGAGGTTCAAACCCTTTATGTGCAATTCCACCCCAGCATGAAAACGTACAAGTACTTTAACGTGCCGGTCGATGTGTACGATTCATTCCTGGGGGCAGATTCCAAAGGGAAATTCTTTGCCAGCAATATCAGGGGCAAGTATGAATATAGTCAAATATAGAAAGGAATAATCATGAAAGAATTCATTACAAAACTAGAGAAAGTTGGGGCCTGCACGGAAGCCATCCACTGGTGTAGCCATTTTCCCACCCTACAAGAGGCCTGGAAGAACTGCGAGCGCGGAGACTGGATGCTCTGGCTAGTAGGGAAGTTATCAGGGGAACCCGGAGGCGATGCACGAAAGAAACTAGTGCTAACGGCCTGCCAGTGCGCCAGATTATCACTCAAATATGTCAAGGCTGGAGAATCGCGTCCCCTAAAGGCTATTGAAGCCGCCGAAAAATGGGCCAACGGGAATACATCCATATCTTTAGAAGATGTACGAAAAGCTGTTGCTGCTGCTGCTTATGCTGCTTATGCTGCTGCTTATGCTGTTGCTGCTGCTGCTGCTGATGCTGTTGCTGCTGCTGCTGATGCTGATGCTGCTTATGCTGCTGCTTATGCTGATGCTGCTGCTTATGCTGCTGCTGCTGCTTATGCTGTTGCTGCTGCTGATGCTGTTGCTGCTGCTGCTGATGCTGCTTATGCTGCTGCTTATGCTGATGCTGCTGCTGCTGCTGCTGCTGCTGATTATGATG